GTTTGAATGAATCATAAGAATTTTCAAACATTGTTAACTTGTATTTGTTTCACATCTTGAATGAATTACAAAAGTTATCAAACATTGTTAACTTGTATTTGTTTCACATCTTGAATGAATTACAAAAGTTATCAAACATTGTTAACATGCATCTTTGTACAAATAGATCACTACTTTTTCTTCAAGTATTTAGATACAGTAGTTGTCGAAACTCCAATAGCATCAGCAATTTCAGCAATGCTATAACCAGAAGCATTCATAGCAGAAATTTTGTTAATCTTAGCCTGACTTAATGTAGTCGTATTTTTCGGAGTGGCTCGTTGTCTAAGATCGTCAATGTCTGTATGATTTAGAATCTGTATAAGTGTATTCTCACTGATGGCTCCTGCCTGGATAGCTTCCCATTCACGATCTGTAATCTTTATGGGCTCCCTCTTGGCTCCAACAGCAGCACGTGCTCTGGTTAACTCTTGTTGACTAAGTTTCTTTATTTCGGCGGCTGTCATGTCGGGGTTGGCCTGCTTTTTAGCATTAACGGCGGCATTAGCTATAACCTGGGCCTGTCGCTCGCGAGGGGCGTTCTTAAGGGCCACATTAAGCTTAGCCATTAGGGAGTCTACTTCCTTCTGATAGGTCTTCTTGGCGGAAGAAGAGTATTCGATCTTACCAGTATTCATCATTTCCTTGCGGGCCTGGTTCGCTAATGCTTTCATACGATTAGCATATTCAGCGTAAGCTCTTTCTACCGGAGTATTAGCGTCGGACACTAGAGTAAATGCGTCATCCGTTTCAGCCATCCTAGTAGATGTTTGGGTTCTTATTTTTACTTTTCCTGTTTTATCGACGTATTTTTCCGGTGGTTTGTAAATGTAAGCACCTTCTGGTACGGTTGGATCATACCATTCTTTACCTGGCTTATTGATAACTCTATTGTATAACAGGGCTCCTTCAGGACGATTTGGATCGTACCAAGGCTTGTCTTTTAAATTAACTTTCGGACTACCAGTTACCTTTGGTATTTGTACTTGTGATTTAGCTCTCGATATTATTGTAGAAGCCCCTTCACTGTAACGCCCATCTTCATCAACTCGACCTTGATACTTTTTTTTCAGATAAGCAATATCGTTATCGATTTCGCTTTGTTTGTAGTCAAGCTTGTGTTTTTCCGCATCAATAACAACCATACTGTGACGAACGGCTTTTGCTATTTCGTCTTGAGTAGCTCCTTTTAGTGTCATGTCTGTAATAAGATTACTAATGATACCCATTTCAGTTTGGGTATTCTTCATAAGCTTAATTTTTTGACCGTATTTATTGTAGTAGCCATCTTCTTTTTTTACAGTACCATATTCCATTTTAGGGTCAAACCCTTCCAATCCCTTTAAAGGAGGAGTAGAAATAATTTTTACTTTACCCCCAGTAGGGATGACCATTACGGTATCACCATCGAAATCAGCTCCAGATAACCTCGCTGCAACTTTACTATTAATCCCAACAGCATCTAGAGCGTTTCCTAAAATTCTCCGAGCTTCAGCATTTTTATTATTAACTGTCAGAATTGGGATCTCAAACGTTCCACCATGAGGAAATCGTACAAGTGCTACTTGTTCTCCATTTTTATAGTTAGGAGCATAAACTTCGTTATCTTTCATAGACGGAATAGGTATTATTACCTGATACCTTTGTCTTGGTAAAGCAGCCGCCTGTAAATGTACAGCAGCAGCATCGCAGTCATCAGCAAAAGACTTTAATAGTACTTTTTTAATCGTCGGATTCGTTAGTGACATAATTTCGTCAAATTCTGCTTGTTTATCAGCCGCTGCTAAATCAAGTTGTTTTTTTATCAAAGTCATACTTTGTTTAGAAAGAAACTGAGAGGGCAGATTTCTAGCCCATTCGCCCCAGTCTCCTTCTTCAGCTCTCTTATTAATAAGTGATAGTTGACGTTTTCCATCCTTGTCAATATAATAACTTTGACCTCCCGGTTTAATCAGAGAACCGAAAGGATTATTAGGATCGTCACTGATGTCTTTAAGAACGTCCATTTTTGGAACATCTTTACTTTTGTTAGTATTAAAAATAACATCGATCCCATCTGGCATATCGTCAGAATATACAGCCATTCCTTTTAAGTATTTTTTACCATCTACAAGAATACGGACCTGTGCATAACGGGATTCACCAAGAGAAAGATCTTCGACACCCCTTCGAATTTCAATAAGTCCATCTTTTTCTGCTCCTCCTTCTTCGGCATAACGAATTTTTAGTCTACGGGAATCCATACTTTTTGGATAGACAAAGGTGTCGAAAGTTTCACCACCATCATGAGAGTAGTAGTCTTTAAGGGAATGAATTTTGCTAAAATCGTATATCTCTTTATGTTCGGTTCCAGGAGGGCATAGAACTTTGATACTGGTATGCTTTCCAGGGTTTGTGGCTTGAGGAACTCTTCCTCCATAAACTTTATAACCTTCCATCTCCAAAATATAAAGAGCCTGATTCAATTTTTCTTTAGAAATTCCTAATTCACGCTCAACACCAGCACCAACATCGATCATACCTTTTTCATCGACTTGTTTCTTTAAGAATTCGGCAGTTTTTCTAGCCTGATTCATACGAAATTCAGCTTCTTCATTAAGAAGAGAACGTATAGAGGAGTCATTTTTATATCCCATCTTTTTTGCAATCTCATTAAGAGAATATCCTTTCTCTCTTAAACTTTTAGCTCTGGCAACTTCAAGAGCTCTTCTTTCATCTTTTGCTAATCCAATTTGTGTTCTGAGCTGCGTTGTCGTAAGCCNCATATATTCTGCTATTTCTTTCTCGCTCATACCAGACTTCTTTAATTCATTTACTCTGTTGAGAAAATCGCCGCTACGCTGATACGGGTTTTTACCCGAACCCCAAGGGTAACGCCCGGATCGTCTTTTTATTCCGTAATGCATTAAAATATCTTCCGCTATGGGATTCATGTTTTAATAACCCTCCTGTTCTTTGATTTTATTGATTATTTTATCAAAGGCGACAATCTTATTCATGATTGAAGAAATTTCTTCTGCTGTTGGTTTATGATATATGATTTCGTCAGATTGATAAATTCTTAATTCTATATCAATATCCGAAGGATCAACTTTGTATTCCAAACAAAACAAAGCAGCATATATTACAAGCTGCTCCATTCGTGCAGGGGTAACGCCTGATTTAAAATCGTGAATTCTTAACGTATTATCTCGAAAACAAATTGCATCGGCTGTTCCAAAACAGTTTTCTGAATAATATAAAGGTTGCTCGGGAGTCATTCTAAAACCGATTGCATCGTTTACGTACATATTTAACGTTTTTCTAGATTTGGGTAACTTCTGACCGAGTCTAATACATTGAGCGGCGAATTCGTGTAGTATAGTTCCTCTTTGAGCAGCCATATAATTAGTATACGATTCAATTAGTTTAGCTTCGTCGTAATTTATCCAATGATATTTACTAGGACTAAGAAAGGCATGTTCTCCTTCAAGATTTGAATGCTTGTTGAAGATCACGTAATACCTCCTCCTTATTCTCTGGACATATAAATCTCGAGAAAGACATCTCATTCATACGTCTGACATAGTATTCTTGATTTGGCTGTTTTTTAGCACCTCTATGTTTTTTACATTCTAGAGTAGCCCACTTATCTTTGTATAAAATTAATAGGTCAGGAATTCCTTGAATATAACTTGAGTCAAGTTTCATTACTATGCATTCGGGAAATATCATTTTTAATTCTTTGATGAGACTCGATTGAAAGTCTCTTTCTAATTTTGAACTACTTGCCATAAGCGGGCCTCCTTTCATTTAAAAAAAAAAAGAGAGAAAGTAAACGCAGGTCGCGTTTTATCCTTCTTTCTCTCCATAAAAGAGCATGTTTTTTTCGCGAAGCTAAAATATCCAAATAAAATGTGAATTAATCAAAACATTCAAATATCCAAAAACGCTTTTGGTTAATCTATATACTCTTCATATCAACCAATCACATCCTTTCCCTTGACGGAACAAAATATCAATGTTTATCAGTAAGCCTATTAGATAACTCTGGTTCTCTATAAATTTGCAGTAATGATTTTTTTGCAAAATAACCGCTTTTTTATACCCTTGGCCAAAAGCCCACTTTTTTTCGTTAATTATATATATTTATTTAATTTTTTTATCGCAATTAAATAAGAAAAAAAGTGGGAAAGTGGGCAGAAAACCCGCAAATCCGCATGAATACTGGGTTTCAGCGTGGCCACTTTTTAAAAAAAAAGTGGGCAGAAAGTGGGCAAATGGCCACTTTTTTGACCAAAAAAGCTAAAAATCGCCCAAATAATCTTCAAAAATCCACCCATTTTTTCAAAAAATATAAAAAAGCCCACTTTTCAAAAATATAAAAGTGGGCATAAATCACNNCAAATTCATAAAATTATTCGGACGAATTTCGTATAATATCCAATATGTGCTTATTGTTAACTATTATTTCTTAGATACTTAATCAGTATCCAGATAAGCCATAGAAGGGCGGTCAGTGGTTCCAACGACTCCCGCAACACTAAAACAAGTAATGACAGAACTAAAATAAAATCTAGAAGTATGTCAAATATATCATACTTTTTAGTTCCTCTTAAATAATATCTGCTTATTGTTAACTATTATTTCTTAGACGCTTAATCAGCATCCAGCCAGATAAGCCACTAAAGAAGAGGAAATCGAAGATGACAGAGGAATAGAAGCCAAAATTCAATAAATATAAGCCGGTCAACAGAATTAAAATAAAATTTATTAAAATAAAATCTAGAAGTATTCCAAATATACTACTCTTTTTAGTTCCTCTGCTCATAATTTCACCTCTCTTCAAATATCATTGTGACGAATTTTATATACTTGTCGATCTTTAAACTCCTGTACTTTCCCGTCATTCCAATACTGTACAGGGCGATAATATCCAGTGATTCGACTGTAAATTTCTGTCTCCTCGCCGCAATCCGGACACACATCAACCTCCCCGTTCAAATATCCATGGTTCTTACAAATAGAATAAGTAGGAGAAATAGTGAAGTAAGGAAGCTTGTAGTTTTCTGCAATTTTACGAACAAGAGTAGCAGCCGCTCTCCAATCTGGAAGTTTCTCGCCAAGGAAAGCNTGGAATACTGTACCAGAGGTGTAAAGCGTTTGAAGTTCGTCCTGAATATCAAGAGCCTCGAAAATATCATCAGTATAGCCTACAGGCAGATGGCTCGAATTGGTGTAATATGGAGTCCCATTTTCATTCGCAGTGATTATGTCTGGATATAATTTCTTGTCGTGCCTAGCGAAGCGGTATGCTGTAGACTCGGCAGGTGTAGCCTCTAGATTATAAAGATCTCCGTAAAGTTCCTGGTAATCGCTTAAACGCTCTCTTATATGAATCAAAATATCTTTGGCAAACTTCTGAACTTCTGGAGAACCCAGATTTTTACGCAACCATTTAGCGTTAAGTCCTGCTTCGTTCATGCCAACAATGCCAATTGTGGAGAAGTGATTATCAAATGTTCCTAAATATCTTTTAGTATAAGGATATAATCCCGCGTCTAAAAGTTTAGTAATAAATGTTCGTTTAATTTTAAGAGAGCGAGCTGAAATATCCATCAAATGGTCNAGTCGTCTGTAGAAGTCTTTTTCATTTTCAGCCAGATAAGCAATTCTCGGAAGATTAATTGTCACTACTCCAATTGAGCCGGTGGATTCTCCAGAGCCGAAATATCCNCCGTACTTCTTGCGAAGTTCTCTCAGATCAAGCCTAAGTCGGCAGCACATGGAACGTACGTCGCTTGGCTTCATGTCAGAATTAATATAATTGGAAAAATATGGAGTGCCATACTTTGCTGTCATTTCAAATAAGAGTTTGTTGTTCTCAGTCTCACCCCAGTTGAAATCTTTTGTGATAGAATAGGTTGGAATGGGGTATTGGAACCCACGTCCGTTAGCGTCGCCTTCGATCATAACTTCAATAAAGGCTTTATTAATCATATCCATTTCCTTTTGGCAATCGCCGTAAGTAAAGTCCATTTCTTTACCGCCGACGATAGCCGAGAGATTAGCCAAATCATCAGGAACGGTCCAATCTAAGGTGATGTTACAGAATGGTGCTTGCGTACCCCAACGGGAAGGAGTGTTAAGTCCAAACACGAAGGATTGAATACATTGTTTAACTTCTTTCTGTGATAGATTGTCTACTTTTACGAAAGGAGCTAAATATGTGTCAAAAGACGAAAAAGCCTGAGCTCCAGCCCATTCGTTCTGCATAATACCAATAAAGTTAACCATTTGGTTACAAAGAGTTGAAAGATGGCTTGCGGGGGCAGAAGTAATTTTTCCGGCTACTCCGCCAAGCCCTTCTTGAATAAGTTGTCTCAAGCTCCAACCAGCGCAATATCCAGTAAGCATCGATAAATCATGTAAATGTATTGCGGCACTTCGATGCGCGTCGGCAATCTCGCGGTCATAAACATTTGATAACCAATAATTAGCAGTAACAGCACCCGAGTTAGAGAGAATAAGACCTCCGATTGAGTAGTTTACTGTAGAATTCTCTTTTACTCGCCAGTCGTTGAGGTTAATATAATCATCGACCAGGTTTTTGTAGTTTAAAATATAATCCATCGAATCACATTCCTTTCTTCATGTAATATATAAAAAATAAAAAAAAAGAGTCCTTGTTAAAGACTCTTTTTCATCATTTTGTTTTTTATTGATTCTTTTATGTTTGTCACTTTTGCTGCTAATCCATATCTGACCTCGGGGATTGACAGTATAGCCACACAAACACTTGCCGCAGGTATAATTATCTGCCCTAACCAAAGTCGTACCTCTCTCGAAGTTTCAATTTGTCTATTTGTCATAATTATTCTCCTTTCATTTTATCATTTCTTTCCATAAAAGGAGGTGTAATTTTAGCGTACAATAAATATCATTTTTTAATTTTGATAATTCTTTGGTTGCTACTACCGTACATTTTTCCTGTAATTTTTTTGTCCTGTTCGAACTTTCCATCAACAATATAATCAGCCATTTTAGCAAGTTGGGTGTCTTTTATCTCCTCATATTTAAACCCCGTATAAATCCAAATATCAAGATGTTTGGGAAGAAGTTTCAAGAGGGAGACACATTCCTCTTGTTGATAGAATGGATCTCCCCCTGATAATGTAACTCCGTCGATATGTTTATGTTTTATGATGTCTTTGGCAAGCTCTTCGGGAGTGATTTCTTCACCTCCGTTGAAATCCCAGGTTTCCGGGTTTTGGCAACCAATACAATGATGTGCACACCCTTGGCAGAATATAACGTATCGGACACCGTTGCCGTTGACAAGAGAACAAGNNAGTGTTCCTGCTATTCGCATGGTAACGACCTCCTTTATGGTGGCGTTTGATAATTATCAATATACTCATGTGGCCAATAGTTCTTATCGTCAATATACTCATGCGCAAATATCTTTCTGGAATCACTTCCGAACATCTCGATAGCCTCTGGTAAGTTTTCATTTACCGCATCAAATATCAAACCATACTCCTCGCATTTTTTAACAGCAGCGTCAAGCTTATCCCCGCAACGACAAGTCCATAATATAATTTTATCACCCTGCTCTTGTCGTTTTTTAATGTAGTTAATAAGGGGGATATTTGGTTCACCAATTTCCGGCCACTTATTCTCAAACAAGGTGCCGTCAAAATCGACGGCCACAATTTTATAATTCACGTGTTATAGCACCTCTCTCTCATTTTTCGTCTTTCCTAGCGGATAACATAATTCTGGTTATTTCATAATCACTAGTTGCTTTTTTAAGTTTCTCTATAACTTCCTTGCCATAGCATAATTTCTCCGCTGCCTGTATCGCCGACCGTTTGTAGGAAGTTGTTAATATCGCTTGCATATCAAAAACTCCTTTCTATATTAAAAATATTTATTTTAAGTTTCCGTAGTTTTTGCATACTCATATTTTTCTCCTTTCCAAATATAAATATTTTTTAATTAAATTATGTGTAATAAAAAAAAAGAGTCTAAGTTTCCTTAGACTCCTTCTTAATAACAAAATATCTTTTGTTTATATATGTACGGAGCATCTTCATAATAGTAACCCCTAACTATTACGGGTCTTACATTGTTGTCTATAAAAATAACATTCCTAAAATATATCTTTGTCATTTATAATCGCTCCTTTCATTTTATTTTAGACTCCTTCTTAATAACAAAATATCTTTTGTTTATATATGTACGGAGCATCTTCATAATAGTAACCCCTAACTATTACGGGTCTTACATTGTTGTCTATAAAAATAACATTCCTAAAATATATCTTTGTCATTTATAATCGCTCCTTTCATTTTATTTTAGTATTTTCTCCATAATAGGGGGTGTTTGTTTCGCGTAAAATATCAAAAAAAAAAGAGTCCTTGTTAGGACTCAATCTTTTTTTTTAGTTAGTATGTAATATATATTGTACATCTTTTGTGATTAAATTCTTGATTTTCGTAATACACCCAATAGTAGTAAGTTTTGTACTCCTTAATTCATTTCCAACAATTCTTATAAACGGTTCTGCCTCACATTCTCTAAATAGTTTTTCAATATTATTCAACATAGCAAATCCCCTATATTTTTGTTTCCATAATATAGGATGTTTATTTCGCGTAGTATTTCAGAAGGGTTTCGTCTACCTTATCCCAGTCGCAATGTTTAATGATAATATAATCTTCTGGATCAATATAGCCGCCGCAACAAAAACAAAGAATAAAACCATTTTCGAAAAGTACCCCATAATGCTTTTCTGTTCCTTCTAAACTATCCGCGAATAAAACAATATCTATCGCTTTGGACACTATGATCTTTCCCCCTCCCACTCTCCATTGTTTTTAGATTCTCCATAAATTAATTTTGTCTTAGGTATAAAACTATCTTCATCATTTGGTCTATAAGGATTGTACCACACTTTATATCCCATTGCTTTCATTTTATCAATATACTCATCTCGTACCCCAATAAAAGCCTTGCTATAATCACCATGACCACAACAGCAACCAGTGGTTTTAATACCCATTTCCCATAATTGTATTATCTCAGGTAATAAACATTTATCTATTGATACGCATTTATTCTCACCGCCATTAAAGTTTACTTTCCAAGGAAGATAAATAGCATAAGCACAATATCCTGTACCAAATGGAATTTCATTACATTTCATATTTTTTCTCCTTTCATTTCTTTTTAAAATTAACAGGTTTGTGAGAATATAAGTTTACCGGATTATTCAAACACTCATAACAAGGTTCGTCTTCCTCAGCCGTCTTTTCATATATACAGTTCTTACAATACTGATCGAAATAAACTTCTTTATAAATATCCTCCATATTTTTCCTCCTTTCAAGTAAAAAAAAAATAAAACGGTGCATTTTCGTAATAATACCCTCTAATATAAATTTATCATGCAAAAGAAAGAGCCCTTGTTAGGACTCTTATAACTCTTCCTCATTAAAATCGAAATACCAGTGCGCCTCTTCTAAAAACTCTTCGTCTGGGGTTTCTACCCATTCTTTTGATCCCCAGATAACTATATCTCCAAAGTGAAACGTGTCAACATAGAATTCGTGATCAGGTTGTCCGCCCATATATTGTGGGACGTCGTATCCGTCTCTCTTCTTGTGGATGTACACTTCCACAAAAATTTCTGATGATACACCCCCGCCTTCTTTGTTCAATAAAGTTAATTTTATCGTTTTATCTTTTGTTATAATTTTCATAATATCATTACATACTCTTATACGATACGATAGATTTAATAAATCTTTTTCCATTTCCATCAGGAGATTTCTCGCCGTATGCTTTGAGAATAATTTCTTTAAAGATCTTAATATTTTTTTCGCTTTTGAGTTAAACATAATCATTCTCCTTTCATTTTATTTTATTATTTTTCCATAAAAGGATGTGTAAATAAAGAGCCCTTGTTAGGGCTGCTCGATAATTTCTTTATATATATTTTTCGTTTCTTCGTAACCATCAAAGATAGCTACGAAGCAATCCGTCTGGTAACATCCGGCCTCTCGGGCGTTCAGGTATGCCTCATAGGGCATTAACCCCGAGATCCATTCCCAAGGCCCACCAAGTGGGGTGGGGTATGTCACGAAACACCATTTATCTTTCTTTAATTCCTCTTCCTCCTCTCCAGAGAGAGGATTCTCCGGGTCGATGAGGAAGGACAACATTTTTGCCGCCTCAAAGGGGATCTCAATATCCCCTTCTCCAGGGCTCTCCAATTCGTGAATCTCCCATCCTGTGCCGCCAATGTAGCCTACGAGCATAAAATACTCATAATACACAGTCAAAGCCAAAGTGTTAGTCCACTTATGGTAACTTAAAAAACACTTACCTCTAAACATAATCAATCATTCTCCTTTCAAAAATATAGTTTTCCATAAAAGAATCTGTAAATTTCGCGCTAAAAAAAGAGCCCTTGTAAAGATGTGTTTATAATATCTTTTACTTTTTCAGCTTCTTCCGGCGTGTTGTATTTGCCAAGCCACAGTTTTCGTCCGTCTACCCCTATGCCGAATACAGTGTTTTTGTTGTACTCCATTATAGTGGCGTTGATTATATATTTAGATTGTCCGGCTTGGTCGGTTATAATCATACCTTGACCTAAATCTGTAACTTTCATTTCTTTTCTTTCTCCTTTCAAATATAAAATTACCATTTAACAAACTTACTCTCGTTAAAGTTTTTCTTTTCCTTAAGAGCCTTACTGATAGCTAGGTCAATCCCGCTCCGAGATTTTAGATGATAGTAATATAAATCTTTATAAGGTGTATTAAGCCTATCAATTCGTCCTGCGGCTTGTACCATTACTTTGTATGAGTAATTCTGCGAGTAAAATATAATAGTGTCAGTCTCGATACAGTTCCAGCCTTCACAACCGGCCGTATACTGTACTAGGTAAACCCAACTCTCACTATTTGGGATAGGTTCATGTTTGTGACCGTTCCATTCAGCTATTTTCACATTTGGGCCATAACCCAAATTTCTTAAAATTTCTAACTCATAATCGAAGTTATAAAATATAATTACTCGAGGATGCCGTTCGAAGATTTCTAAAACAGCAAGTTGTCTTGACTCGTCTGAATTAACAATTTTTCTCCAGACATAACAAAGCTCGCTAGCGTTCGTAATTGGTTCGTTTTTATAAGGGTTCCAACGAGTTTTGGAAACTTCCTTATACAGCGCAACGTTATAAGAAACATACACATCTTCATGATGAATTGTTGTCTTTCGTTTGAAGTCCATTCTTACAAGAATACTTTGTCGTAGTTTCAAAAGTTTTCCCGTGTTAATATAACGGTCAACCTTAGGAAACTTAGTAAAGCGACTATAGACGACATGTTCTCTAATAAACTCTGTCCGGTTTTTATAGAAACCATTTGCAATGAAAACTGGAATATAATCCAGCCATGTATCACCCGGGGTTGCTGATAGCAGAATCCAATCGTTGTTCTTAACAATTTTAAGAAAAGACTTTACCCAAGCGCCGCGTCCAATCACCCGTTGCTCATCAAATATAAAGAAAGCATCGGTAACATCAACATACTTTTTTATGTTGTTCCAACTATCAACAATTACTTTGTGATTATGATAGAAGTTAGTTTCAGGATTAGTAGAAAGAAGGAAGGGCGAAAGCTCACCCTCCCATTCCAAAGTATCTCTTTTTCTTGCGGTTGTAATTATATACAAATCCTTAGGAGCGTCCATAGGAATATAATCGCCACCGATTAAGCTGCTAAGCTTTCCGCCGTTTTGAAGATAATAGTAAGATAAGGCGGTTAAGCTTTTTCCAGAACCAACTCCGCCGCAAAGAATACAGCCGTTTTTCATCTGCTGAACAGCTTTCAACTGGTAATCAAATAACTTAATGGACACTTGTTAACCTCCTCACTCCTACCGTAGAGGAATATAACGATCGTCTGGATTTGGAAATATAATAGGTTTGTCTGTTATAAATGTTCCTGCAAAATTCGCATAAACTCTTTCCTCGATGGTCACTGGCGTCATCAAATCACAGTCGTATCCATGACGGCATTCGTATACATATTTATTTTTCGGAACACTATCGCGTTCTATTCGCATGTCGATGTATTCGCCTATATAACAAATATTATCTTTTGAAATGAATTCTACAACCTGCATATCTTCGGGTTTGTAAGTAATGGGTTTCATATTTTTTCTCCTTTCAAATATAAAGTAGGACTATTGATATAATTAAAATTGCAGTCGCAAAAGCAATTAACCAAATTGTTTTTTCTTTCATCGCCTGTTTCATAACTTTTTCTACATAATCACGTCCGACTTTGGCTCCTCTGGAATCATACCATTGGGTTATTACATAAGTACCAAGTTTTTCATCATATTCAGTGTCGTATTTTAACTTACATTCATCAACCCTCTTTCGCGAAAATATAAAAAAAGAAAGA